TTATAAGCATAAGCAAATTGTTTTCCTGTTTCCCTCGCACTATAATCACTATCACCGATAGTGCCATATAAACCAAAATCAAAATGTTCGCTAACATTTCTGTCGTTTTCATCTTCATCTTCGTTTAAGTTTTCTTTTGCATAAGAGAAATAAAAGCATTTATCTTTTGCTACAACATCTAAAGGTTGTCCATACTTTTGTTTCAATGTTCTACAAGTCGCAACATCTTCTTGTGGGTATGCTCTCTCTACTACAAGTTTAGCAAGTTCAAAAGCTTTTGGATAAGCATAATCAACATTTTCTCTTGCTTGATTAAATGCCTCTCGTTCTTGCGTGTTCTCGTTTTCTGCACTTTCAATATACCGATTTAAAATCTTATTTCTAAATTCAGTATTCATTCTTATTTTAGCTGTACTCATTTTTTCCTTTCTATTATTTGAGTTAGTCATAAATTAATTATTCTTTTATATCTTGACAATAGGATAGTCAAGCATTATATATGATTTAATTAATTTAATTTAGTTTTTATACTGATTTGTTTTTCGCTATTTTAAATTAATGGGACAACTTCTGGTTGTGCGGTTTTTTTTGTTAAATTTTAATCACACAACCAGAACTGATCCCTGATCCGATGTAGAACTCTGCAACAATCATGAGCATCGGATCTGGGATCAGATGTTGTAACTGCCGGATTTAAACGGCTATAGTATAGGTGCGCGTAAGGGATCCCCGAACGTCAACTGAAACATACTGCGTTGACCTCCTACACAGGACAACAACTGATCCCTGATCCACTATCTGCGGTGATCACGCAAATTTGCATAAGCGTTGGTGGATCTGGGATCAGTGGACCTAGTTAATTGCTAGCAGGCCTGTTGCCTGGGCTATTAAAATAAAGCACGCCGGCCTCGACGTTCACTGATCACTTTAGAATGATTCTAAGAATCATTCTAAAAAAAAAGAAAAGAAAAAAATAACAAGTGCCAAGCTTCAAGCTCCAAGCAATGCTTGACAGTGGATCATGGATATGATAGGATGAATTTAGAAAGGAATACATATGGACACAACACAATTGAAAAGAATAGCAGACGCTATAGAAGAGATCCTGAGACTAGTGAAAGAGGACCAGGAGAAGATGAGAAAAATAAGTGAAAAGAATTAAACACAACGACTTAACACACTATTTCCTGCGGCCGCACTCAGAGCTGCCGCGGGCGTACCTGGCCAGCTGTGAGAAGTTTTTCCGGGCCCTCGGTAAAAAAAGAAATAAGTTTCAAGCTTCAAGCAGCAATGCAACAAGACATAATTTATTTACAGAGATTGAAGAGAGAAGCCGCAAGCGCCAAGCGACAAGCGCCACAAAAAAGACATAATTAAATGATATAAAGGAATTAGAAAGAAATAATGAATACACAAGAAGCATTGAAAATAATAGGAGGCAGCCTAAGCAAGCCATCAAAAATGCCCGGGTTTTCAATTGGTATACCTGCCAAAGAATGCAAAACTGGCTCGAAGCTCCGGAAGGTGCCGGGCAGTACATGCTTTAATTGCTACGCTCTAAAAGGTTGTTATGTCTTCAAGGTGGTTCAGGATGCACAATACCGCAGACTGGAAGCAATAAGCAGCCCGCAATGGGTCACCGCAATGGCTCACTTGATCAACAGTAAAAAGCCCGATGTCTTTAGATGGCATGACTCAGGAGATGTACAAGATTTAAATCATTTAAATAAAATTTTTGATGTCTGCAGGTTGACGCCTTCTAAGCGTCACTGGCTCCCAACACGTGAAGCATGGATCAAGGCCCACGTCTCACGAGCCCCGGACAATTTAATAATTAGATTTAGCACGCCAATGGTGGACCAGGAAGCCGCCGGCAGCTGGCCCAACACGTCAACAGTTGTAACAGCTGGCGCGACATGCCCGGCCCCGCTTCAGGATGGCCAATGCAAAGATTGCAGAAATTGCTGGAATAAAGATATAAAAAATGTAAGTTATGGCAAACACTAATGGAATTTAAACACCCAAAATATTATAAAGAATTACGATCGATACGTAATAAACTGGATCAGGCAATTAGCAAGCAGCAGGCGACGGCCCAGCTAGAGCGTTCGCCTGGTCCGGATCCTAAGCTCCAAGCGCCAAGCAAACCAGAACCAGTTCAGGTTCAGGAAATACCAAGCTCCAAGCGTCAAGCAGATGTGAGTGCCAAGCGGCAAGCTTCAAGCCCAGAGTAGCAAGCTTCAAGCGCCAATCCCTGAGTTGCAAGCTCCCTTATCCGGTGTCCATGGTACATGGACCACGAAAAAGTTTTCGTGGGTAAAGGACCAAGGGCCTTTACCAAGATAAAAGAATTGTTGGGATGTCGTACATGGAAGGCAATTTGATGAGGACTGAACCTCACCTTTTTACCTTTTGTAACTTTGAGTTCTAGGGTAAGAAAGTGGCCAGAATTATTATAACCCAATAGATCAGGAGTACCAAGTGAGCTAAGGTTTTCAATCCTAATCCATGAAATTTCAGGTATAGATTTTTTAATTTGTTGGTAAAATTTTGCCTCGGGACCCATAGGTTTTTCAGGGTAACTAATACATTCATTACGCGCCCGGCGTACGCAATTTATCCGGTAAAATTATATTAGACACCTCTGCTGTTTTTAAAACAAGACGATGAGATTGGTGGTTGCCTTTGGCTCCAAATATAGTTTGACTGTTCTCTTGTACTTCCATTTTTTTAATTTTTTGTAGTTGACCATTCACTTCAACGTAAAGTACAGCATCACTAACAGCGTTGCCTTGTCTTGTGCCTGCCTTGTTACTAGCGGTAAAAGTAGAAAGGAATTCTTGTAGGTCTCTTACTCTCATTTGTTTTTATCCGCAAGGAGTTTTTCAATTTCTTTCTTATAAGTGGTGTTGTCGAACTGCAGTTCCTGGATGATCCTTATTTGATCAACCAACTTAGCACTTAACTCTTCAACAATTTTCTTCGTACCATCCAATACATTTTGGGTTTGAATCCATTCCTGTTCTTTTTGCTTGTACTCCCAAAGCTCTTTTTTATGTTGTTCTATTAAAAAAGTTAAGTCTAGGGAACCTCTATTTTCTTTATTATCTGTCATAGCTATTGACAATATAGGACACTTACCTTAAATTGTCAATCATGGGATTACCAAAAAGATTAACTGAAATGCAAAAAAGATTTGCTGAATTTATAGTATTTGGTGGACCTGATGGACCAGTCTCAAAAACAGAAGCAGCTATACTAGCTGGCTACTCACCTAATAGAGCACCACAAGAAGGATCAGAATTAACTAACCCAAGACAATGTCCATTAGTAGTAGAATATGTTGGTAAGCTACACGAAGAAAGATTACAAAAACATGAAGTGACTTACTCGAGGCATGTTGCTGAACTAGACAGAATTAAACGGGCAGCACTCAAGAAATCAAGTTTCTCCTCTGCTGTAAACGCTGAAGTAGCGCGAGGCAAGGCAGCAGGATTATACATAGACAGAAAAATAATAAAAACTGGGAAATTAGAAGACATGTCAGAAGAGGAATTAGAAAACAAAATGAAACAGATCTTAGACGACTACGCACCACTTCTAAATGCAAAGATTGTTGAGGGTGAGGCAATTGAATCACCTAAATCTTCTGAATCTTCCGAACCCACTGACGAGGAATCATCGTCCGATCCCCAAAAGAAAAAGAACCATCGTCTTCCCGATCAAACGAAGCAAAAAGTTTAATAGACTTATCGTCTTTAGAATACAACCAACCTTCATTGATTGGTCTTGCGAGTCTCATCTTATCAAACTCTCTATCTGTAGCCCAACCGGAATCACTAACACAATCAATCCATTCCACTCTAACTTTAGGGAAAGGGATATCAACAGCTCCTAATGAGCCCACTGCTTTTCTTCTTTGTCTAGGCATAGCTTTGTGTATCACCTCTATAAGAGATATACCAGATATTTAGGAAACCAAAAAACCAAAAACTTTTTCCCACCGGGATAGAGCTACTGTGACATAAGTGTACAATTGACATTATTTTCTGTCAAATTAATATTTTCTGTCACTACTTTTGTCAAGTATTAGTGTTGTATATCAACAGTAGTAGCTTAAAATGACAGAATGACACTTTTTTTTCAAGTTTTTTTTTTCGAAACAAAAAATATCTGTGAAATCTCTTATATGGCTGTCAGGTTGAACACATTGTTGCCACATTTGAGACATATTTAGGCCTTATTGAAGGCTGCTGCGTCAATCTGGACGTTGGCTTGTTCTTTCTCATCAAATTTTAACTCATGGTACATATCTAATCTTTTAAGCCATTTGTGTTTCCACATCTTTAAATCAGCGTCCTGCATTTTAAATTCTTGATAATATAGGTCAGGAGTACATATCATTATTATGCCTTGCCTGATCTGACTCTTATGGCTGTAGTCATGTGCCAGTGCGTATGCGGCTATTTGTAGATAGTAATCTTCAATCCATTCTTCTTTCTTTGGGCGATTTGACTGTTTAAAGTCAACTATAGTTTCTAAATCATTATGCAAACATACCAAGTCAGTGCTGCCAGCATATAACCCAGGATAATGTAACTGAATCTCTGAACCATAGACTTCTTCCACTGGTGCAAGACCAACCTCAACAATTTTTTGGGCCATGGGCTTCGCCTCTTGTCCGATTGGCGTAAGATCATCGTAGCCAGTTCCCGAGATATGATGCTCCAGGAATTTGTGCATACTTGTCCCTCGCTTGCCACTATGATTCTTAATGCGTTCTGCGTTTTCTTCTCCAACTCTGTCCTTCCATTTCTTTAAAAATTCTTGATTTTTTGTGGCGCTTAGTATCGTAGTCACTGATGGAAGTCTAGAATTATTTATCTCATAAACCCTGGTCCCTGTTTCATGATTCGTGATCTGTTTTCCTCGTATATAGTTGTATTTTTTACTTTTTTTCATGCATGAGCCTTATACGTTTTATCCACGCCCACTCGCTAACCTTGTGAGACATGTCTTGAATCCATTTTAAAATTTTTAACTTTATTTTTAACATATAGGTATAAAATGATTTGGTTGTAATTTATTCTCTATAGACTCCACAGGGACTATGTCAAATGCAATAGTAATTCTTGGTCTATCAATCTCGGTCCAAGGTGAACTTCTATGTTTATCATTTTCACTCTTACCTATAACCAATAAACCTTCTTCACTATTTATTTTTATAACATCCTCCACTTTTGGAATTTTATACTCAGTATAGCTGTCTCCTACTCGAACGCAATAAAAACCATGCCACACTTTTTTCGGCGCGGGCCAATGATCATGCCAATCTACTTTTTCACCCTTACGATAGATATTTACCCATGATTTTATCATATAAACGTTGTCTTTTAGGAGATAAGACGCATATTTTGAAATTTCTTTATATAGTTTATTTACCTCTATATTAGGAAAAGTTAAAAAATTATAAGCGTGATGATTCGCTGTAGTAAAGGTCCCATACCACCCAGGATTCTCAACGGGTGTTAGAGTATTACGTAACATTTCTTCAACTTCTAAACAATATTTAATTAATTCTACATTATTTAAAGATTTCAATTTTATGGAGTATACATAGTCATGATAATTAGTCATGCCGCCCATTTGTTGCTTCTTTAATTTTTCTATTAATCTGTGATGAATCTTTACATCTTCCTCGGTCATCATTTTTCTCTTTCCTTTTTATTTTTTAAAGATTGTTTATAACTCTCATCTAATTCGTCTTGTTCTTTCTTACCAAAAATTTCATTAAAATTTTTTCGGTAGGTTTCATTACTAACTCTAGTTTTACCATCCCATTTAAATTCTTTCTTATTGTTTACCATTCCTTCTCATCTCTTTTTCAAGTTTAAAATCTACTACATTATCTCCTAAATTTTTAGCATAAGGCTCATAGTGATCAATCACTTGTTCAACTTTATGTAATTTATTTTTAATATGGGGCCAAACACCAAGACAAATTGTTAAACATTCTCTATGGGATACTCGCCAACGCCATTGACGCTTCATTCCTTCTTTAACTTTACGTTCATTAAAGGCACCACAATTAAAAGTATCATGACACCACTTCACAGTATCCTTAGCGGTCATAGCTATCTCTAATCTAATAACCCAAACATTATGAACTGGTTTGCCAGGGCGATTGTTACGTTTCTGTTTCTGCTGTTTGTAATAGATAGAACCTTCTCCATCTATTAAGCCAGCCAGATATGCCCAATCACTTTCCATTAATTATTTATTTTGGTTGGGTACTCAATTTCCAGAAAATCTTTTTGAACTTGAGCAGCTTCTGCTTTTACTTCTTCTACTTCTTTTTTTATTTCGTCTTTGGATTTTCCATAATCAAACTTAGTAGCTTTTACTTTATAATAGCGTCCATTTTCTATGAGTTCACCTAGCACATTTCCACAAAAACTCAGGAACCAATTTTGATGAGTTTCCCATTCTTCTTTGGTCATGTTGCTTTCTGATTCTATCCAAGGTTTTTTATTCATTTGTTATTACCAATGGTTTATTTTTAGGAACTGATTTCTTTAGTGCACTAAAAGGAATATGAGAAGCAATATTACCTGATACAGATATTCTTTCAACATCAGATTTAAATGGTGCTACATAATGTTTTAACCATGCAGGAAAAATAAACATATCTTTTTCTGCCGGAAAATAAGCTTGATAAGTAATTGCTTGTCTGGTTCCTTCTCCATAGATAAAACTGATTCCACCAGGTCCCGAGCTTTTACCTTTATAATCTTTATATTCTTGTTTTATTTCTTCCGGTACTTTTAAATAAGTTACAAAAGATAAATCATCTGAATGATCATGTGGTGGATTAAATTCATGTTGTCTTTGATAATTAACCCAGACCGCTCTTATAATATAATCATTTTTAGAAGGTTTATCTGCATTACGCCATTTATCCCAGACTTGATCATATATATTTACAAACTCATTAATATAAGGCTGGATCCTTGTTAATTCTTTTATCTCATATTCTTTTTTAATAATACCAGCGAGCCTAGTTTGATATAAGTTTTCTTCTTTTACAGATGCCGTAGCTTCTTCTGTAAGAATTTTAAAAAACTCATCTGTTATTTTTAACTTAACTACACATGGTCCCCAATTGAATACTTGATATTCTATTTTCCTGTTATCGGGCATAAATTATCCTTGCCGCTGACGTCCATGGGTTTAACTTCACTTTAGTGCAACTTACTATCATCATCTGCAAAAAGATCAGCGTTATTATCAGACTCAATAGTTTTGGGCTGATGTACATAAAATTCTCCTTCCGAATCACAGTCCCAACACTGATGAATTTTTTCACCAGTTTCGGTTCCGACTCTCAAATATCCATTCCCTTTACAGGTTGGACAATATATTATTTTAACCTCAGTCTTTTTTAGCTTTGCCATTTAACTTTTTCGCTTTCTCGTTTGCAATCTGTTCGATTGTTTTACTAATTGATAACTTTGCGTCAGGTAATAATACCTTAGACAACTGTATCAAAGTCTTATATGTATCGTGTGTTAACGAAACATTTCTATATTTAGTTATATCAGTCATAGTTCCTTTCATTTATTTCTGATGATTATATAGGATGGATTCAGTATTTGTCAAGATGAAAATAATATTAATTTTAACAATGTGCAGTTATGCAGCCGGAGAATGTATGCCACCTTTACAATGGCATGAAACATTCGAAGATCCCTATTCATGTAGTGTTGCGGGATATAGAGAAGGGCTTAAAAAGATGGAAGAAATTGGAAAAGAAGAGGTTAATAGACTCGGATTGTCTATTACATTTTCATGTAGGATATATCCGGGAGCCAATACTTGACAATTGTGTCCGAATTGTGTTAGAATTGGATTATTCTCACCACAATAACCTATCACTCACTTTCCCTCTTGTGATAGGTTTATTAAAAGTAGTTAAAGTTAAGTATATATCTAAAATCACTGTTGTAGCTTTTGGTTCCTCTATGCTGTGTGTCTGCGTCAAAAATAGCAATTTTATTCTCCTCTGCTTCAACGAAGGCGAATTGAATTTTTTTCTTAGTAAGTTGAAATTCAGTCCCACCATCACAAGTATTTAAATAAAGAATAGCCGTTGTTGATTCATACTCATAGTCTTTATGAAACGCGCAACTATCCTCCTTGTAAAAAGCAGAAGGAATTAGATTTGCTCTAACTTGAATAACTGCCTTACAATCTAGTTGAGATAATATTGGTTTTATATATTGGTAGTAGTAATGATTACTATTAATTTGATTATTATTATAAAAAGAATGGGTAAAATAACCCATGTCATTAGTGCTTGTTGACACCATTTTTTTCCTTTGAAACCAAGGAAAATCCTCTCCTGTAATTAAATTTTGTAATTCTTTAAATGATTCCTTATCTAAAAAATTAGATATACATTTTATTTTCTTTTTCATAATTCATATAAAGCCAACTGTTTTCCGTGCACGTACTAACAGCCGGCCAAACTCCAGGTCGCTAGGCTTTCACCATCATAGCTAACGTACAGAGGAACGCAATACTGCTGAACTTGGACGCCCATGAGCTTTATCAATTCTTTTCTTTGTTCCATTTCAGGAGCAACAGGATGATAAATAAAAAAATTATGGCTATCAATCCTAGACTTATAATCATTTCCATATACATCCAAAAAAATCACCACTACCATCGTTCATGACGTGACGATTAATAGGATAATCCGCATAAGTACTCAATTTTATTCTCAATATATCACAAAGATCAAAAAAATCTAATTTATCGGTATTATATAATCTTACATCTTCCATCATCTGTTTTGTTACCTCTACCAGATGATACACACCATCGGTTAGAATAATTAAATCCATTAATGTCTATCCGATTTATATTCATTTACTTTTTTTCCATTGGCTATAATTTTCTTAGCACCATGAGCTTGGATATGTATTTTTGCATAAGGTCTCCAGGCCTCACAAACTAAATTTAATTCAATCAATAAATTTGCCCACTGCTTAGGTGTTATTTTGTTGCTTGTTAGTATTACTTTTTTCTCTTTCATATATCCTATATAGGATATCTAGGGATGTTTGTCAACCCCTGCCTTGACCATTATAAGGTTTTTTTCTTTGTTTTTTGTTTGGGTTTTTTGAATGCCTTCCGGGCCTTTTACGATGTGTCCGTTTATGATATGTATTAACACCAAATGTCCCTTTTTTTGCCACTACACCCACTCTTTAACATATGGAGTTGTACCTTGGGGAGGGTTCAACGCTGGTAGATAGCTTATTTTACCATTAATATGCTGATGTAAATCAGCTCCACATGTCATACATCTATAGAATTCTTTAGTTATGCCAACCAACATTGTGATTTGTTCACACGTCGGACACTTCCCATTCACAATCTCTGCTTGAAATCTTATGCTTTTGTCGGTCATATACTTTCTTATTTTTTACCACACGTTGATGATAAGGTCCATCATTTAAATCTAAGACTACTGGATTATGTCTTCGAGGCCGGTTCTTTTTAAGGAAAAAAGCGTATGCTTTTTTGTTCATTATTCTAGTATTATTTTTTTAATGGATTTTTCACCCATGTAAATCTCTGTCTCAGCCTTAGCCTTGATGCATTTATAAGATACAGTTTCACTGTACTGTCTCTCCGCGTGGCGCTTGCCGCGTAAACATAATCCCATTGACGGTTGAATACGGTGTTCCTTAATCTCTCCGTTTACAAACATCAGCAGGGCAAAAACAGTCTCGATCAAAAATCCTCCTTGTTTCCGTTTTTATAATGGATTTCTCTGTTAGCATCTTTTAATTCTTCTATATCTTCTAACACTTTATCCATTTGTTTTCTTAAAAATTCTATATTTACTTTATTTAAAGCCATAGATTCAAGATGTTTTTCTATCTTCTCGGTGGTCTTATAAAGATCCTCGATCATCATAAATTGCTCGGAATCTGCAGGAAGCGAACCTAATTGACCCCGCGGCCACTTGATTCTAAAATCTGTATTCTCAACTAAATCTTTTTGCATTAATTCTACCGTTGTAGAAAGTTTGTTTTGCTTCTCAATGATACCGAAGTAAGCCCAGGTTCCAATCGCAACGAGACAAATTAGACTCGCTACCGTTTTCATCGGCATTTGAACTGCTGCTTCTTCTGAAATTTTAAGTGCCATTTTAATTACAATTCATTTTATCTAGGTCTGCTGGTACTTCTTTTGTAAACCAGAGCCAAGATTCAATTTTTGTTCCTTCTTGTGTATAAGTACATTTTTTCCCTATTGAAACACAAGAGGCCAATGTAACTAACACTAGTAATAAAAATATTTTTTTCATTAGTTATAACTATATCCTGTTGAGGGTTGATTTTCTAAAACTTCAAATAATTTTTTATGTTGTTCAATGATTTCTTTATCCTTATCCATCATACTATCAACTTGATCTTCCAGTTTTAAAACCTGGCTTTGAAGTGTATGTACTTTATCTTCGTGTACTGCTTGGATAGTTGAGAGTTCAAAAGTTCTAGATAGACTCCAGCCGGCTAACGCCAACAAGATTCCAACTAGCATTGTCATTAATTTTTCAATCATTGACAGCTTTCACATTCTCCAGTGTCATCAATTACAAGACCACCTTCGTTTTCAAAACTTTTATCTTCTGCTCTACTATTACACTCACAGTTGGTACACTCACCTTCTGCATTTGGGCAGTGACACATCTTATTACATTTTTTACACCAACGTTCAGTCATCTTTTCCTTTAGGTAGTCCACTCGCCAGCCACTCACACAATTTTGTAAAGGGCCAACAAATAATTTTTTTAATTTTTTTAAACATCTTTTTTTTCCTCAATGTTATAGAAGAACTTATCAGTATCTTCTGTTTTCCATTTACGACTATCTTCTACATTCCATTCAGAAGTTTGAACCTTCCAATCTGGAACTTCGTTTCTTACTGTGAACGAAGGTATATCCCAAAGGATACGATTGTTGGGTTGTGCTGCATAATTTCCATCCTCTAGAGCGAGAATGTGTGCGCACTTATGTTCGTGCGGAATTTCTGAATGATCAGTGTCTAC